TTTTCAGCTTCTATTTTTAGCATTTTGCTCCCTTGTAAACCCTAGGTAATTGGATTTACTAGATAAGGGTTGCAGATTAAATCGATTTAGACAAGAAGCAAGGTGGCGTGTCGGCAATTTAGAAAGCCGACTTCCTTTTGAATCTGTTCAGACCCGGCAAAATCGGTCTTTGTGGGAAGCGTCCTTAAAAGCCATTCAGGGGCGTTTATAGCCCCTAAGTCGAACTGGTAAACACCCTTAGGCGTAGCGTTGATATAAAGCGTCCTAGCGCCCGTTCTAGCCCTTATTTCGGCCAAGTAGTCCCACTTCTTACGTTCAATCATTAACTCGTCGTAGTGGGTTCTACGGCACTTAAGCTCGATATAAGCGTCTGAGGTTATACCGTCGGCTCGGTCGGTCGCTGATAGTGGCGTTAAGTCCGGGAATTCGGCCTTTAGCGCCTCGAATAATTCGACCTCTCGGAAGTAAATTAGATATCTTCCTCGCCGTCTTCCCAACCGATTTTCTTGATTGGGTCAGCCGGATCTACAAACCAGTCCGGCCAAGAATCGCGTTCCATAGCAAAAGCCAAGGCGAAGTCAGCCTTCCAACCAGCTGCTAAAGCTGCGTCGTAAATGGCTTTCGATTCGATAAATCGTTGCTCTAGCTTTGTTGGAAAAGGATTGGCTACTGTGCGCGGCTTACGGACTTTACGCTTCTTTGGCGCTTTCTTAGCGACGCGTCTTCTTTGTGCCATTTGTGACCCTTTCCCTTAGAGCTGTCTCAAGGGTAGATTCTAACTTGTCAAGCCGCGAAATCAGCGGAAGGTTTTCAAGTTTTATGATGTAGCGAAGTCCGGCAATTAGTAGGCCAATCGATCCAAGGACGGATGCGACGAAGCCAGCGATGTTACTTGCGTCCATATTCCGGGGAGTTCTTATCTGCCCATCGAAGCGCTGGAGCTGTGATAGCGCCAATCAAAACGGCATATTCGGGAGCAAAGTCGAGTAGGAACGAGACTCCAAGAGTTACGCCGGAAGCTGCAACTGCTAGGCAGTAATCCTTAAACGCTTCTCTAAACTGTGGAGTTTTGATTTTCTCAATTAGCGCTTTCATTTGTCTCCTTTGGGTTGAGTTGAAAGAACGAGCCGTCTTTATCGCCTAGGGTCGTAAAGCTGATATGAAGATGTGAGCGGTGAGGGTTAGTCCCATTATATTTTCGCCACTTCCATCGAAGGATTGAAGATGCGATTCTGCCGTCGTAGATGACGTATTTGATTCGCTTATCTCCGCGTTTAGCGCAGCGTCTAATCTGGTCGGCGAGTGTGTGAGCTTCTTCAGGATGGGCATTTAAGTCGCTGTCTATATCGAGAGCTCTGACGATTCCATCCATTGGGATATGATCCGAAGAACCTTTAGCGAGATGGCGAGCGTCAGCAATCCAGCCATCGCTACGCCTATCGCGACTCGGATAGTCATCGTCAATTTGCTCCCTTAATTGAACTCCAGCTTTGCAGAGTTTTGCCATTAGCTTAGAAGTAGTTTGGCTTCTTCTGAAGTTAATCCAAGTTTGTCTAGTAAAGCCTGACGAGCGGTTTCTTTCGCTGCGGCTTCGGCTTGACGAATTTCATCTTGTTCTTTGGCTGAATCAAACTTTTGGATTTCTTCAGCAGTTGCTTCTCTTATTTTCTCTTCGCCTGTTTCGCAATTAACTTCTTTAATAGTGTATGTCATTATTTCACTCCATAAAGTAGGGCAGTTCCAGCATCAAAATTTGTCGGAGTTGAATTAGTAATGGTTAAAGATGAAATAGCAGATGTGCTGTCAATCCATCCACCCTCAATTACACCATTCGTTTCGCTTGTTCCTTGACTTCCAAAAAGATGGAAAAATTTTCTGTAAGTTGATGACGCATATTGACTAATCGTTAAATAATAACCCGCTTTTGTTGCAGTATCTGCATAAATAGTAGTTACTCCTATGTTTGTTACTGCATTTTGTTGTTGCGGAGTACCACCGCCAGTTATGCCAACAGCATATACAGAACCACTAGGAGGAGTGACATACAATCGCCAATTGCCACCCGTTGCAACGCTCGCATCTATGATAACAAGATGCAAATTTATGTAAGTTGAAGGAATTGAAGATAAAGAAATTGAAGATGAACCGGATAGCGAAGTAGTGCTAATTAAAGTCATACCACCGCTTGACGGAGTAGCCCATTCAGGAGCAGTTGCCCCCGAATTAACTGTTAAAACTTGTCCGGCTGTTCCAATAGGCAATGAAGTATTGACGTTTGATGTTGCCGATCTGTAAGCAATAGCGCCAGTCGTTGTCTGTGGGTTGAGATTTTTTGTTGTTGTATCGATCGCAGTTCCAAGCGAACGTATCGCGCTGGCTCCATCCTTAACCAACGCCGTATCGTCAGGCGTTGTCCAGCTATAATTCGTAGTGGTTGCCATTGTTCTCCTTTAGGCGACTATTGTAGCCTCAAGCCAAGTCAAGGTTGGGCTAATTGTTTGCCAAGTCTCGGTTGCTGGAACGTTATTCCAGCGGAAGGCTTGGAGTGAATATGCTATAGGTGAGACATTGAGTTCTAGGGTTAGGCGGTTATAGCCAGCTCGCCAAGTCCATCCTTCGACGAATCCTTGGAATTCTCCGTTTACCATATTGGATGGAAGATTCTGAATGTTAAGCGGTAAGCCCATAAAGACGTTAAGTAACGCATCCCGGTCGGTGTCGTCAATCTCCGGGCTTCCTATCTCAAAAGTTATGCGACTAAGTTGATATTGAGGATAGGCTCGGATGGCTAAATAAAAGTCGGCTTGATCTTCAGCATCGTTTTGATTTTTTAGGGTTGTTGCCACCGTTGCTGCTAATTGACCGTATTCGGAAATAGAAGCCGCGTCTGATTCGGTAACTGAAGAATTGCCTGAGCTTGTGTAACTGATGGTAATTGAGTTGCGAACGTCCCCAGCGCGTTTAACAATATTGAGACCCGGGCCAGTTGCGTGATTGCCGTCGAGATCGACGTAGCCATTGGCCGATAGATATTCGCCTCGGTGAGTCGAGTCAGCGTAGCCAATCCGGCCTTGAGCATCTTCATAAATATAACCAAGCCCGGAAGTTGCCAACTGGCTTACAATGGCATAGACGTTATTTAGCACATTGCTTTGAGAGTCAAGATCGTAGTTGCCCGGTCGGTCAATTTCCCCTAAACCACTATTTTGCGCATTAGCCCAAGTTACTGTCGGATTGTAATCGTTCCAAGTTAAAGCTGCTGGCACTTCATCCCAAGTATCAAAAAGAACTCCGGAAAGAATGGCGTATATCTGGTCGCCATCTTGGTCGGATGAAATGTTGCCATCAAATACGGCTCGAGCTAAACGAGCTAGTGAGCCAATGGCTATTATGTTTACGCGCTGGCTTAGAGCTGTTGATCCGCTATTGGCTACCTCGATTGCTACGTCGCTAAGGAAGCCGCCGAATAAGAAAACCCAGTCGCCGTTTGAGTCTTTGATTTCAACGGTAACTGGCATATTGAGCTCATAGTTAATCGCCGATTCATTTGTTTCTAGCAAAGAGATATTGCAATACCCAGCCGTAGGCTGTGAATAAATATCGCTGCGGCCGCTTGTGATTGTCATCCCAGCTAAGGTCGCGGATGTGACGGTCGAGCCGTTTACCTTAACGCGATATTCAGGATTCCATAACGTCATTAACTAAAGACCTATCAACTGGCTCGCCCCAGCGCCTTGTCTTCGTTCTACGCTGTTTAGAGCATCAATCATTGCCCGAGTGAATCCGGTTTGATCTATGACGGATGGAGCGTTTACGTTTATGTTAATTGCCCTACCAAATCGTAAATCTTCAGCCGAAGTTTGATTGATGCTTGGCGGAGTTTCACCAGTTAATTGAGCAACTAATCCTTGAAGTGTTGCAAAATCTTTTTCAATCTTTGATAAGGATTTTAATTGACCCGGAGTTCCGCCACCTTTAGTTCCAGCAACCGAGCCTGATAATCCTGCAACTGATGAGCCAAGTCCACCAAGAGCGCCTACTAGTCCGCTTAAAGTAGTTGCACTAGCTGCGCCGCCACCAAGACTAGATCCTGTGCTCATTTGGAAATTGCCTACTGCTCCACCGCCACCGCCTAGCGATAATGCGCTGATATTAGGAAATGGAAGACGGTTATATTGCGCAATAAGGAAGTTAATGGCATCGACGGCATTTTGGACAAGCGCCTTAATTTCAGTAACGACTCGGCCAATTATGTTAGTTATTGCTCCGATTGCTTTTCCAACGCCTTCAATAGCGCGGACTAAAGTAAACTCAAATAATGGAACTAGGTAATCTTTTGTGAACGCCCACAAATCTTGAAGGGCTTCTTTGTTATCCTCAAAAGCCTGTTTGATAGGTGCTAGGGCTCTATCTTTAGCTTCGATAAGTAATGGGATGAATCTGTTAACAATGTAATCGATAAAGGCTTTAACGGCTGGTAATAATGCCGCTCCAATAGATTCCTTAGTCTCATCAAAACGAATCTTTAGTCGATCTATTTGACCTTCAAGAGTATTAGCTTGCTCAGTTGCCGCACCACCAAAAGTCTGGGCTAGTTGCTTCATTGTGCCGTCTAATCCAAGAGATTTGATTTCAGCGCTGGATAAACCAACACCTAGTCGAGTTAGCGCTCCGGTGTTGCCTTCATACGCTTTAGATAGCGCGTTGGCAACTGCCTCAACTGATTTTCCGGTGGATGCGCTTATATCGAGAGCTAGACCTAGCGAGTCGTTGGCTTTACTTAAATCGCCAGTTGCAGTTGCTAAACGCTGGAAAGCTGGACGAAGATTGTCATCGGCGATTCCAAAGGCCAAGGACATTTGTTCGATATTCTTTTCAACTGACGCGATTTGAGCATCAGTAGCACCAGTAACATTTCTTAAAGCATTGGCTAAGCGATTCTGAGCAGCTTCATCAGCAATGGCAGATTTAACTCCATCGATTGCTAATTTGCCGGCGTAGGCGGCTGCTGCGGCTGCTGCTGCGGCAAAAGCGGCTGCTGCCACCTTGCCAAACTTTTCTAATTTACCGCCAAACCCCTGAACCTCGTTATCGGCTTGATTGAGATTCTTTTTAAGATTATCAATATCGGCGAGAATTGATAATTTTAATGTTC